TTCCAATCACCATCGTAAAGTTTGAGCTGTGCATTTACTGTATCGTACCAAACCTGACCCACTGTAGGGTTAACTGGTTCGGTTCCAGCGGCAAAATTTTCTAGTAGATGTAGAAAGTTTTCTGCTATAGTTTGACCGTATCCTGTTACATTTCTACCAGGAAATGTTAGACTGGTGCTAGAAGTGTCTGACGTATTGTCATAGACAGTGATAATCTTTGTTTTATCAGTACTGGTTACATTATATGGCATTTATTAAGCTCCAGTGAATCCAGTTAGACTCTGAATACGTATTGTATAATCAATCTGTAATAACCTATTCAAAGATTTTTGTACGGGGTGAAATACCACGTGTGTAAGAAGTTTACCTGTTCCGCTAGGATCGTAACTTCTTAGACCAAGTTCGTCAAAAACAAAGTTTCCGCTTAAATCCACAGAGTTGTCAAATGCTTCCTGATCAGTAGGTTCGCCGTAATCTAATAAACAACTAACAACAATATCCGAGTAAGTGGCTCCACTAATATGACGTATTTCCATCTTATTACGAACAGGATCTGAGTTGATTGCTGCTTGCTGATCTACTATTTTTTGATAGGTTTTGCTGTATAAACTAGAGTTTACACCGATAGTATTCGGAGTAAGATAAGTTATGAGTCCTGTAGGATCGACGGTTGTTCCGCCGTTACCAAAATCCATTTGATAGATAGTACCCAATCCCTGGTTTGATAAACTCTGTACCATCGCTACAGACATATTTTCATAATGAATAGCATTACGCTTATCTACGAATATCTCGCCGTTTTGCGGATCATAGATCTTGATATGCCCTTCAAAATGGAAACCTCCAATTTCGTTGGGCTGAGCATCAGTTTTTTGCTGTTGGTTTTCGGTCATGTTAGTCTCTTGTGGTTCCATATCAGTATTTATTCAGGTATTTTAGTAGTCTTTTCTGCTATGAATCTAGCGATCGGAGTTGTGTTTTCTAGCAGCGTAACGCCTCTAGTAACGGTATTTTCGCCTCGATCATACCAAGTTCTACCTAGTTTCCTGATGACAGTTATCAGCGTATTTGCTGGAACTGTTTCGGTTAGTCTTATGTAAGGGGTGGTTCCGTCAACACTAAACTCTGCTTCAAGAGTCTTGTATTTTCCGGATCCTTCGGCTCCTAGAGTTTCATCAAATACCTGTAAGGGATCTTTACGCAGTCTGCGGCCGCCTACAAATACTTCTATCTGATCACAAGGCCCAAAATCTGATGGGATGGTATTTTTATACCATATTGATCTAGTTCCTTTGCTAGGTGTAAACTCTAACGGTCCGATTGTTTGAGCTGTTCCTATAGTAGAATCGTCTGATTTCCCATCGCTGGTAAAATCTGTACGATCTTGCGTTTCGTTATAAGGAACTGTTTCCTTGATACCTACATCAACGACATAGCTGCCCTTGGCATGCAATGTAGCTATCGATGTTCCTAGGCTTCCTCTTCTGAGTTTAGAAAGAACATTTCCAACCTTAGATAGATACTCAATACGCTCGTTGTTTATGGTTATTATTCCAGGAATATTTCTAGAAGGAATAGGATCTGAAAGTTCAGTAGAATCTGTAACTTCTAGTGAGGTGTCAAAATAGTTCAAATCTTTTGCCAGTACAACATCCATTCCTTGTGAATACCTCTTGAAGTGGTAGACATTTAACATGTCTTTATAGATTTCATATCCACTAGGTAATCTATAGATCTGAGACCCAAATAAAAGAATTTTTATATTATCATCTTCAGTAGTCTTGTTCTTGAGATATATCAATGATCGATCTTGATCTACATAATAATCAACATCTTGTGACAATCTATCTCCATTTTTATAAACCCATACATAGCTTACTGATATAGGGCTGTGAGAGAGTCGGTATTGTACCTTACCACCAGTATATTCGTCTGAGATTAGATCCATCGAAGTATATTCGTTGAACCATGTAACACCAATAGTGTCACCGTCAACTAATGATATTGTATCTAATAAAACTAGACTATTGTTTTCTATTTTATAATCAGATATAAAATTTGTTTCTATTTTAATAACATCACCTTTAGTCAATGATTTTGTGATAGTAATAGTTTTAGAAGTACCATCATAGACATAATCTTGAATAAAAGTCTTAAGTTCATCGTTAATATAAACAGAAATGTTGCTAGTTAGTACAGCACCCGGGCCGGTGTAAGGATCTTCTCCTAGAACAAAATCTTTAGTTACTCCATCATAGACAAAATAAACACTATCGGGTCCCTTTAATGCTTTTCCGTTAACTTCGACTATCATCGATGACGCGGCCGATGCGTTAAGAACATTATTAAAGTTGGCACCGATCTGAGATACTAGTTTAGGATCTTCAGTTACAGAATGATTTAAACTAAAGGTTCTTGTACTTCCTTCATAGTTAAACACTTGTTGATTGATCCTTACTACACCGTATCCGTCTAATACATTACCGTTTTCAGAACCTAAAACAAGTATAGATATTACATCACCTAGAGTTGGTTTTATACCAAACTGGACCAATGTTCTATTTTGAGAATCAACAACTCCTGTACTGTTGACGAATGCTGTTTCCTTATAGATTCCATTTACTGTTACAAATATTGAAGTAGTATCTGTATAGTTTGCATCAGTTAAAAATAAACTAGTATCACCATCAGCTACAAACTCTTGATAATCTAAAAGATTGTGGCCGCCAATACCTAAAGAAATAATTTCAATAATATTTCCCGCAGGTGCTAGGCTGTTTAAAGTTATTTCTTGATCTTTATAATCGATAGAATAATCTATAGTTTCTGTTTTCTTAATCTTATTGATATAGACTAACAAAGAGCTATTTTCGATTATTTTTTGTCCTATCTTATAAGTTAAAGTTATTCCATCTGAATAGATAGTCCTGTGGTTAAGAGGAGTGGCTCCCGACCTTGTGTTATTAAACACTTTTATAGAAAGACTATCTAGTACCTGTCCAGGAACATTTTCTTCAGGTGCAGGAACTTGTTCAGGACTTATAAATTTACCACCCTCTAGAACTATTTCTTCTGCGGCAGTACCTGAAGCAGTTGAATATGCTCCGCTCATAGCAGCTAATGTGCCACCACTTATCTTTGTGTCTAAAATGTTGGAATCATTAATAGTAACAGAACCATCACTTTCGATTTGTCTGAATACCAATGTATCACCTGCATTTAAACTCAAATAAGGAGTTAGCATTATCACAGAAGTCGATCCATCCCCTATAAAGGTAGGTATTTCTGCATGAGGATTAGTCTGCATAGAACTATCTTGCGCAGGGTTAAAATATGGATCGTCTATTCTTATAAACTGTGTGTCACCATTTCTCTTAATATAGATGTTATAAATTTGGCCAGCAGCAGGAGGTGCATCAAAAGTATACGATGCCGTACTTCCATCTGCCCTAAAATAAATGTCATTTGATGATTCTACACTGTCCCAGCTGTCAGAAAACCAAGGTAGAGCATCCCAACCACCAGTGACTTCAAATGTTGTTCCTTGTACTTGGACGCCACCAAAGTCTAGACCGGTCATTAACTGATTAAGTTCTTTTCCTAGCATTCCAGAAGCAGTAGGCGATGATGATTCTGTTAGATAATATTTGTTTATCCTGTCAACAGCATACAATAACTCATCGTTCTTTTCGTAGGTAATAACGATATTGTCACCTTTGTTTGGAGCTGAAACAAAGATTACCGATCCTTTTAATAAAGAGTAGTTGTCTATACCTTCTTTATAAATCTTTACAGAATATTCATCTTTATAAACAACATTACCATTTCTTAAAATGTTGATCTTATTCTTATTGTTAGATGGTGCATAGCTGAGTTTAAAAACAGCATTGTTTCCTTCAGCAACAAAAGTATCTGTCTTTGTAAAAGTAGAATAAGAAGATTCTTTATTAACTCGATCAAATCTCAATGAAAGATTAAATGTCCTAGTTTTAGAATCACCAAGTACCGGTATTGCTGTTGCTATATCGGTGCTGTTTCCGTTGCCGCCAACTAGTTTTATAGAAGCTCTTGTGTATCCTGAGCCAGCAGTTAACAACTCAACACCAGACACAGATCCGTTTGAGATGTAGGCTTTTGCAGTTGCGCCGGTTCCGTCGCCGTCAATAATAACTGTAGGCGGTGAATTATATTCTGATCCCGGATTAGACAACCTAATCTCAGTTATAGAATATCTATGATTATCGAGCCACCATTTCCATGGATATCTCTGAATCGTTTCTTGGGTTTCTGTTACTGATGTTATTTTTCCTTCAGATACATTATATGCAGGTGGAAGGTCAAAATCAGAAGTAGATAGTCCTGTTGTTTCTAGGGTATTATACCTACTAATGTATTCTCTCACTGTTGTTCTATATGGTTTAACTTCGTTGATATAATCTTGGAAGCTCGCAAGGTTATCATTTTTATAGTTTAACTTCTGCTCAAAAGCTCCAACATTATGTGTGGCAGTAACAAGACTAGTCTTGAACATCCAATCAACATATTTCTGTTCTGTTAATACATATCGAACTGCTACAAAGAACAAACTACTCCATTGGTCGCCGAAACCTAGATTATAGGCATTATCTTTTACTGCACGTAGAATATTTCTTAGTTCTTTAGCGTTTTCAAGATCATAAAATGCAGTATCGTATGACTTGTTATTATCATAACCTATTCCGCCAACTGTTGGATCGTATAGAGAAGGTTCTAATAAAACTGTTCCTTTTTCTCTTCCTACTAGCATCCAGTCATCTGACGGATTCGAGCTACCTTCAGAAGTTTTTAACAATACAGCCCAACCGCCAGATGCGTATTCTTTTATACGTACCATATCGCCTACATAGGTGGTAACAAACCCTAGATATGAAATATTAGGAATCTCTTTGACTATTCTGTCAACTGATGAATAACCGGTCAACCACCAGTCTTGTAAACTCCAATATCTAGTTGTATCATAAGCCTGAGTTCTTGTGCGATAGAATGTCTTCTTATCACTGTTGTAGGCATATATGCCCCAGAAGTTATTGGCTGTAGCATCTTTGTTAACCAACACTGAGAAAGGTCTAATGGATGCAGAAGCATAACTGTACTTTCTACCTTTAGTTGTAACCGTAACAGATATTATTCTGCCTTGTGAATCTATAGTTGCTTCGGCTGCTGCTAGTTCACCATCTCCGTCAATGATTACTGGTGGAACTACTTTGTAACCAAAACCTTTGCTTACTATATCAATAGTATCTACCTGTCCGTTTATGATATTCACTTGCAAAATCGCAGGTTCTACACGAGTAGTGCTTACGGTTTCAAGATCGATATCTGTGTCAACTGCTACATCATAGAGATTTAGTTGGCTGTTAGGGGCAGGATCGACTAGATTTAGGTACGTAAAGTCCAATGAATCTGTCAACGGATACGTTGACAAGAATGCATTCAGATTATCGACTGTTAATCTTAGTGCAGTTAATCGGTTAATAAACATACCTTGTCTAGGTCTAAACTCGATTCCGTATCTTAATTTCGCAGGCAGTCCCGGATCAGGAACTCTATTACCAACAGAATCGTATCCTACAAGACTGTCGATCCATTTGGTTTCAAGTTTATAAGACGGAACACCTTGAGTTGACCCTTCTCTAATCAACTGGTATTCGTTGTGTACAGGGTTTAACGAACTAGTATCTTTCTTATACTCTATATTCAACAAAGCATAATCAGTTGAAATAATCGATTTGAAGTTATACAACAAAAGAGTATTTTCTGCTGCTATGCCTACAAATGCTGTTCCCGAACCAATAGGGTTATTAATATATGAAGCCACTGTTGATGCTGATATATTTCTGCCTATAACATTAGTAGGTAAAATAGTTTTATTTTTTACCCAGTAATAGTAGTACGTTTCTGTTGCCGCACCAGTCGACGCATTATATAGAATACGTTGAGAATAGACATCGTCGTTAGGATATAAAGGTTGTCCTGAGATACCGTTGGCTATTCCGTTGTTTGTATCTGCTAATGCGGCCCACTCACTAGGCAACAGTTTGGTCTTTACCCATTCATAAACATCGATGCTAGAACCAGGAACTTGTCTACTCCAGTTTCCTACTCTATAAGATGTATCACCTTGTTCGTAGTACATCCACTTAGCTGTAGATGTATTCCACCATAGTTTTCCTACATGATGATCAGTCCATTCTTGCGATGGTATAACTGTTTGTAAGTCTGTACCAATAGAATACACAGCAGGATCGTAAGGAACTTTGAAAGTTAACTCTTGTTCTGCTTCGTTTAATATTTTACCCTTAGCTGGATCGATTATATCCAGATCTTGTATTTTTTTATTGTTTACATCATCGTAAAGAGAAATGCTCTTTAACTTTTCTATATCAACGACTAAGCTTCTTTGCGATAGGATCTCCCAAGAATTTACATTTTCTAGTTTCTTGAACAGTCTCACATGACCGGTCTTTTGATTTAATACGTTAGAATAATAATCAGGAGAACCAACTAAAATGTTATCTGGTGTACAATACACGCTGTAACCAAAAGATTCGTTCGATGACAGATCAGCAGATAGTTTTTCAGCTAAGAAATAAACATCTGCTTTTCTCTCGAATACGTAAACTGCTCCGGCAAAACCATAATCTTTACTAAATCTTGTAGCTCCGTGATCGAAGGTAGTAGTTCCTTCATCCTTGCTAAAGAATGTAACCGACTCATGATAAGGAGTATTCTTTGCTCCAATAACAATTTTTTCTGTATTTCCACTTATACAGATGCTCTGTCCAAAATATTCATTAGGATAATCTTCAAAACTTTCTAGTTTTTGTTTTACTCTAAAAATATTGTTTGTTAATCTTAATACATAGGCCGAACCTTGATTCTGTAGATTTATATCTCCCAGCGGACTAGCGATAACCAATGTAGTTCCTGACCAATCTAAATCCAATGATGCACCGAACTGATCGCCTACATTTATTGTTTCTACTTTAGAAAGATCGCTGTACTCAGAAAGATTATCTGCACCAATAGTCTGCACTAATCTGTAACCGGTTGATTCTTTTTTGTAAACAAAAACTTTTCCAGATGGATTCATCGTACTATCGCCAATAGACACCCACGGCAATGTTGTCGGATTGGTTCCGGTATTAGTATATGTGGAATCTGATGTGTCTGGAGCTAACTTATAGTACAATCCTTCATACTGTACTACTTCACCTTCGAAGTATTCTGTAGTAGAATTCCACACACCTCTGTACTGATCAAAAACCTGTCCATCACTAAACGGAGCGCCAACTGCAATAATATCACCTGTATAGCTCATGGCTATCGCCGAGCCATACTGGTCTCCTATCTTTAGCATTTCAACATCACTGTTAAGTATACCGTGAGCCATAGTAGATCTATCTTGAACTAGTGAGTTGTTCAATGCTAGTTCAGATGGAAGAATCTCGCCAATCTCCCATCCAGTTCCGTTATGACTGTATACGTAAACTCGACCGATGCCATCTAAAGATCCAGGAGCTGACACTATCATCGAATATGATGTACCGCTCTTGGCCATCTTAATAGATGAACCAAATAGTTCCCCGGCTGCCGGTCTTGGGCTTGCAAAAGTTTTATAATAATCCCAACCTTGAGATGTCCTTGTATAAAGAACAATCATTCCCTGTTCTGAGAATCCATCTCCCCTGGCTTCTCCATAGGCTTCAATGTTTGTTGCTCGGTCCCAATCTTCTGTGTTAAATGTTAAAGTGCTGCCATCAGGTGACACAAACTTGTTAGGTGTCCATAAAATATCATCATAAAGGACAACATCCTCAAGAGCATAACTCTTTGTAGAACTAAATGGTCCTAGATATGTATTTTTAACACCACTGGCTAAGGGAACGCCAATAGCCAACCATTGACCGTCTGGACTTACTGTAATGGCCTGACCGAATGATCCTATTGATAATGTTCTAAACTCGATCAGCGGTGATAATATCTGCTTAGGAGTCAATGCACCGTTAATATCAGAATAAACAACGGCATAGCCCGATCCCGGAATACCAACTATAGATTCTTTTGATCTATTATCATAAAAGACTGCTGCACCAGTTCTCAGTGGTGATGTTAAACCATATTCACTGATTTCTCCAAAAGAATATTGTTTGGTTTTTCTAATAACTTCCCACAGCCCGCTACCATTATCGTCAACCCATAGAGTAGATCCTTCTTTCCACAAAGCTACTTTTTCAGGATCAACCATGTCGTAGGTATCAAATCTAACTTCAGTAAACAATCCTACATTGGTAACTGTGCTGCCGTCAATAACCGGATCCTGTGCTGCAGGAGTAACAGTAACGCTAATAGTCATATCACTGACTTCAGTAATCTTATAAAATCCTGTTAGGTTAGGAATCGATCTAAAGCCTACAATGTCGCCCACAGTCAACCCATGGCGGCGATTCATTGTAACAGTAACAGTTAACCCAGATTTTACAGCATCAACGACCTTGAGGTTTGCAGCTTCTGAGAATCTCCATACGGTCCAATCAGGTGAATAAAATGTAAGCCAAAAATGTGCGCCTTCAGAAACTGTAGAAATGTCTATACCTAATATAGCGTCTGCATTATATAGAGCAAAATCAACTTGAGATGTTGCTACATATCCTGCTGTGTTTTCAGGTTCTGCCTCTAGACTTAAAGGATTTATGTTTGTAGTATAAGGTGTTGGGGAGATAGTAAAATCACTGCCAATAACTCTATAATAACGATCGCTAGAAACAGACGGAATAGAATTTACAAACAGCAGAGGCTGAGGATTTAATGGAAACTCGGATTTTTCTATCTTTATTTCATATTCTTTAAGTTGATCAACACCACCAAAGCGTCCAACTCTAAATGCCCACTCTTCATCAAGAACTAATGCCGATTCCGATGAGCGACTTATTTTATCAAAAACTTTCTTGACAGAGTTTATAGTTCCTTTTTCTCTAATGAATCCTTGATACAACTGGAACTGGGTCACTGGATCTTCTGCGAGATTCTGTAGATATTCTCTAGACTGATATCCCACAGTATGACGTGCAAGCTCTCGCTGAGTTTCTCCAATGCCTTGTGATTCAACATTAAAATAATCATCAAACTGTTTGATCTTGTAATCAAAGTTTGATAACAGTTGTTTTTCTGGAACTGTATCTAGTTTAGTCCATAGATTAGTATTGAAAGATTCTGATCCTTCTTGATTAACTTGGCTTACCCAATAGTATTGCTGATAAGCAACAATATCCCCTAGTCTATAATCTACAAATGGTTGCCATACAGCGATATCAACGTTGTCAAATAAGAAACCCGGACTTGTATAATCGCCGTACCAGTCAGTGGTACGGAATCCTAGACTCTTGATTCGTTGCTGTCTATATCCGGTTGGTTTATCATAGATGATGTCACTGAACACCGTTTTATCACTGAACACTGTTACGTGTTCTTTTAGAACATAATATAATCTAATATAATATATGCCCTCTGTAGTATTGGTAGTTTCAACAGTTATTTCTTGGAACTGTCGATCCACGTTGATATATTGTGGCTGTAAAGGTTTACCATCACTCTTTAATACCTGATAATCATAAAAGCCATCTAACAGGTTGTCTGCTACTCCAACAGGAGTCTTTATATAGACTTTCTGAGAGGCTGGACTTAATGTGATAATCGATCCTATAGCCCAGTTATGTCTGGTCCAGAACATGAACTCTTTACAACTAGTGGTCCAGTCTTGGCTTACTTGATTATCAGGATCATAATTTTCAAATACAAATCCTCTAGATTTGAGATAGGCTTCGTATCCTAGTAGGAAGTTAACTATGTCTTGGATTTCATTTATCTCTGTTCCATAGCTCATTTTGCTAACTGCCGAGAAGTTGAAGTTTCTTCTCTTGAATGCTTCAACTGCTCCAACTAAAGGAAGTTTAGGAAGTTTCTTCCATATAGTCTTGTTGTTTAGATCATCCGCAGATGAATCTGTATGAGTGATCAAACTCCTATAATAAGTGTTGTTGTTTCTAACGATCACACCGTTAGCATAAGAAGTTCCTAGCGTCCAATCTGAAAATGTTTCGCTCACTCCGCCAACAGAGATTAATGGATCACCTTGACTAGCCAACGGTTCGTAATAAGGAAAGTATGGATGAAGATCATCATATCCTGTAACATACCAACCGTTTAATGTTTTTTCTATGATCACACCACTGTATGATATAGTGGAAATAGGAGCACTTACATTAAAAATAATGTCGTAGTTTTCTGCAGGAATATAAACTCCTGTAGAAGTAGATTTTGGATTCTTGCTGTCTAACAGATATTTCTGCTGAGCTTTATCAACAAAACCGCCTAGTCGAGTTGTAAGATTTACATCAATATTTTTTATTTTATTTTCGACTAGATCTAAAGAAACACCTCTAGATTTAGCATAGTCTATCAAGTAGACAACTAATCCTGCTCCTTGCTGTATACCTGTCTTAGGAATTTTTATATCATTTAAAGTTACAGGAAGATTTGTATTAACATTAACAGTCTGACCGAGATTGTTTAACTTAACCTGAGAGCGATCAAAGCTGTCTCCTATAAACTCGAAAGGTTTTAATAGGCATAGAGCAATAGTGATAGCAAACGGAAACTCTGAGCTTGACCTCCATGCATACTCAACTGGAGATATATCTCCTAACTTAAATGGTCCTCTATTATTGATAAGAACAAAGTCGTTGGCTAGCCCAGACTCAAGCGGGCTTAGAAGCTTACCTTCTACATCAACAGGAAGATGACTTAGTATTGTTGGTCGAGCATATCTTAGATATGTTCCAGCACGGTCTCCTTCTCGAATGATACCATCTCGTATGTCTTCCCACAAAATCAGATTGCCGCTGGTGTATGGAGCAGGTCCATAATATTTTTCCCACCAGATTGGTTTTTGGCTAAATCCTAAGATTTCCCAAGGACATCTGTGTGGGCGATCGGTGTCATAGAACCAGTTATACACTCCTCTCCACCATCCAGGTAAGTTTTGCTTACCTGTAGGATCAGTCATATTGGTATAACTGTAAGTAAATGTTTCATATTCTGTAAAATAGGTATTGTTGGTGTAATCAATATTTGTATTATTGATCCATTTTAAAAATTCCTGTTCTACAATATTATCTAAATCATCTTTATTAAAAATAGCATTACCATAATATCCGCCCAAGACAGCATCGATATCAAAAATAGTATGATCATACTCTTGTTTAATATTATTGTAAATCCTGTATTCTATCTCTAATAGAAGATCATCTCTGAAATCGCCGTAGGCGACAGTTATACTACCATCGTGCCCTTGTATAACTTCGGTAGGTGTTTTGTAAGTATCATCTAAAAACTTGCTCGGAGTATATTTCTTGTAAAGACCAAGACTTGTAGGAGTTGGTGGCACAAAGCAATGTGCTGTTGAAACATACTCTCTTATCTCTACTAGATCATTTTCATTCAGATCTAGAGATATATTAACAAAACCAAAAGTATCGTTGAATGTATAGTCTCGTCCGTGTAGCAACTGATTATCATTTAGATATACATAAACTGCTTTCCTAGACAGGGTAGTTAAACTAAATGGCGCAGACAATGCAAAAGTTTTTATTCCAGTATCTTCTACAGTATAAGAAATAGTAGAATATGCACCGGAACCGATCATATCAGAATCAGAGAACGGCGAATCACCGTTCTTAGTTCTTGATAGTTCGTTGATAATGTCATCGACAAAATCTGGAATACTTTCGTTGTATTCTATTTCCAACGCCTTGGTAATAAAGTTACTTTTCCATTCTGTGTATGATCTCTTAGCGTACTGCAGAGATTTAATGATGTTATTAGTCTTATCACAGAGCAATGCGATCGCAACTGGAGTCAAACCAGAATGTGTTAAAAATCTCTTGGCGTTATCTTGATATCCATCAAGATCTCTAAGATTAGATTTGCCTGGGATGTTTCCTTGAAACTCAGTATCAAACTCTACAGCAGAAACAATATGATCAATCGCTTGACCATACGTAAATGTAGTCAATGGAGAGTTTAACGGATTCCTTTCTAGCCCAACGGGTATTTCATAGTAACCTGTTACTGGTTCTAAATCTGTAACAATTTTTACAGATATAATATCATTAACAGAAAAAGAATCTTGGAAAGTAAAAGTATCTTTATTTCTTGTCCATGGATTATCTGTCAGCTTATCTCCATTGAGATAAAAGTTAATAACTGGTTCAGTCGTGACCTGCGCCCAATCTATAGTGGTCAACTTTATGGTGTTAGTGGCTTCTTGTATAGTAACACTATCAATTAACGGTTGGATATAGGTCAGGTCTGTAAGTGTCCAGCCGTTATCGTACCCTCCTGTTGAGTTATCTTTAAAATAACCTACAGCAACTTTTTTAGAAAGAGCTTGTCTATCGATTGTATAGTTTACTGTTTCAGAACCAAAGTCCCAGTTAAACTGAATATCTCCAACATTATCAATATTGAGATAACTTAAACTGAATCCTAGCTGACTATCTGTCAGACCGTTGCCTATCTTGTAGCTAACTAAAGGATTGCCGTTAAAAGAACTAATAGGATATGTTTCCGGATCCGAAAAACTAACATAGTTTTCATCATAGACATCAAACAATGGAGATTGATTTACAGTAGTCTTGGCCTGACTCTTGACCCAACTCTCTCCGGTAAAATGATACATCAATCCAGAGTTTGATTTGCCGCGGCGAACCAATACACCCTGGCCAACTACAGATTGAGAATCTGTAGCTTCTTTGAGTGTAATCTGCGTGTTGTTGCCAAACTTTATAAAATGAACAGTATAGATCTTGTTGTTAGCTAAAGAATCAGTATCTGCTACCACTAGTACTCTTGCACCTTCAAACAAAAACTCGCCGTCGACGTTATATCCGGAACTACCTTCTATTTTACTAAAGATATCATCTGTAAAGGTATCGATATAATCAACCTGAGTCTTTGCAATAGAACAGTGGTTGTACAACTGTATATTTGATCTAAACTCTATGATAGGTCGTTTTGCTCTGAGATTTTCATCAGCAGGAAAATCTTGTCCTCGCTGTGTATAAGCATATTCTAAAACAGATCGATGGAACCAACGATTATACCGTGACCACGGATTTGAATCTTGGCTGTTTTTTGATATTGTGATATAATCAAGTTGTCCTGGATATGCAGATGCATCATCAAATGGTTCAGCATCAAACGGTGCATTGTCAAACAAAACTTCAGGAACATCTGTAGACAATACCGGAACGATAAGATCAGAAAATCTAGTTAATGTTATAGCTTTTCCAACTCCCTCAACTAACCAAGTATCCGTTGCATATTTTTCAGGGCTGACCTTGCCCATAAACTCAACAACTAGTCCATTAGTAAACTCTATGCCGTTGCTGCTCTTGTATTGAGATTTACCTAGAACATCTTTAGTTACATCGATGTAGGTATTTTCAACTATTGACTGTATTACGAACTGACCCTGTCTATCAAGATTTACTACACTCTGATAAAACAATACATCAGGTGAATCATAGGGAACTGTAAATGTTAAAGTTCCGTTCTCTATCTTGTTATTTTTTATACCATCGTTGTAATCAAAGATTGAGTTATAGTCGTTGATACTGATAAGCTCCCAGTCTTGACTATCAACATTGATAGTGCTGCCGTCTGGTAACACATCAACTTTAGCTCTCCAAAGTTGATCATTGTAAAGAACTACTGATCCAGCCTTATATCCAAGATTTGGATTGTAGACCAATGAACCTAGATCAGGGTTGGTCCTGATCACAAATGCTTCACTAGGAGCATTGATCTTAAACTTATAGGTTTGACCTCTGTACAGTGTTATCTTAGGATTGTTTGTAACACCATCAGGACTGAAAACCCAAGATGATCCTAACCCTAGTTCTACCTTATAAGTGCTGGTTATTTTTGCCGACTGTCCGTAGATCTGCAACGGAGGCGGACCACTTGGTTGCCAATAGTATTCTCTAAAGTTAATAAACTTGTCCCAATCAATAGGGGGATTCCAACTATAGTGTTCTTGGCTAGTAGTTAGATAATCTCTATCAACTTCGTTTCCAAAGAACTTTATCTGATTCTTTACATCTAAATAATCATAAAAATTCTGTATGGTTTCATTTTCTCTAAAAATGACTCCTGGCTCGACTTGATATCTACTACGTAATGTATTGTCTGTATCAAGATATATGTCGCTACCACGATAAGTTTTTCCATATCTTCGACCGACATAACCGGCAGTTTTTTGTAAGACTCCTGGCTGTACCAAAGGATCGACCACGGCGGCCATGAACTTATTATTTGCCGGTGTTTGGAAAACATTCGGCAATAGATCTTTAGTCTTTCTTATTGGAAGTTGACTTTGTGGATAAATTTTATCTGCCATTACTTACTCACGCTGTTGTATTAACTATTGTTGATGGGTTTGCGCCGATTTCTGCGGCTGTGATAGCTGTTACTATTTCTATATCGTCAACCGTAGCACCGTTAACAAATATTTCATCCGGTGCTGCTTGTATCTCAAACAAACTACCAAATGATTGGTCTGCTTGCTTGGGTACGATAACCAAGTTGCTAATATCCGGAGCAGTGGCTGTCAAAATATAAGTTATCAACTCACTGAGATAAAAACGATCACCAAAGTCCCAGTTGTTAACACTAAAGAAATCATTTATAGCTGACACTACTCTTACTTTTATATCGTTATCGTTAACTGTCTTGTTTGAGTTCTTAACTATTTTAAAAACTGCCTGTAACTTTGAGTTTGCCTTGGCGCCAAACAATACCTTGTACTTTACCGGATGATATATAATCTCATCACTGATTGATTTGATTAAATCTAAGTTAACACCAAATGTGTCTCTTAGAGAATCATTGTTAGGTGGTGTTGGTTCTGTAGAAATATAACCTGCAAGATAGTTTCTGTATGATGTGTCATACGCTCTAGTCAATATGAATAAATCTATTATGTTACTAGAACTAGGATCTATCCTTCTTTCGCTGTTAGCATTATGAAGATATTGGAACTTGAGTCTATCACGACCGACCGCAGCCTTATAAGAACTTTCTAGAACAAATGTATTGGTTGTTTTATCAACACGCTTAACTACATCTTCTGCAGAATCATAAAAATAAACCAACTGACCGTTGTTATAGTTTGAAATAACTGCGGTAGTTTCTTTAGGCCAAATCATTATAAGCTCATCAGAGTTATCGATAATGTCATAGTATGTTGCACCTGATGCATCGGTGGTCTTCTTAAAAAACAAAAAGTTATGTAGACTATCAAGCCCTACTATCTTTTCAAATGCATCCGGATTGTCGATAACACCATTATTATCAGAATCTGCAAATGCTATTTTTATTTCTTTGGTGCTTTCGTACCCATCATCAAACTTAATCGTTTCGTCGATTTCAAAATCGATATCTTGTTTGATAGATGTCAACAGGTCACCGCCGGTGTTGATACCCAGTATCTTAACCTTATCTTTTATTACAGTACCTGTTTCACTATTATAGACTTTTTGCTGTCCATCAAAATAAAATCTATTTTGTTGCACACTGCCAAATATATAATGCATAACTCTAATGCGTATAAAATATTGATCCGCTTGTCTAACAAAAGCTATGTACCAAGATGCATCTAAACCTGCATTCGTTGTATCGCCTGCCTTACCTGAGTTATAAACATCTGATAGATTAAGGTTGCCAGCAGTAATAACTTTCCAAGATGCTGTATCAATGTCATATCTTAAACCAAAGTTAAAGTTTTGAGATATTTGATTTATCATTTCAAGTTCAAGAGCATCAGTTAGAGATGTACTAAATCTAGGAACAAATCTATCTGCTATGGCACCGCTAGGAATAGTTGTATTAAATGTAACCGGTCCGAGACCTGATGTAAGGACACCACGACCTGCATTAGTTCCATCGCCTACGATTGAAACTACTTCAGACCAAATATAAGATGTTTGCAAAGGATCCGATGTATTAGTTGTAACTAACTTTCCTTTCCTAAATGATTTACCTGCAGGTGCAACAAATCTTAATAGTGCTCCCGGGGCGGCGCTCTTTAGTACGCTGGTTGTATAAGTTCCAACTTTTAAAAGACTACCATCGATTCCGCTGACAAAGTAACCTGTGGTTTTATTACCTGTTGATGTGACCTGTTTCCATATATAGTTGCTATCTGTAAAAGTATAAGGTGTTCTATCAAACTTTGTGAGATAGAAGTTATAAACATCTGTACTAGCAAAAGTAGGTTCTATGGTATTTCGTATAAAGTTGATAATATCGATAGTACTGGCATATTTGAAAAGTATATTCTTTTCTGAAGTTTCTTTATAGATATAACCGTCGTCAGCAAAAACATTGACGCTGCTGTATTTTCCTGAAGCATCAATAACTTCAAAGTTTCTGCTAATACCGCTAGAAGTTCTGTTGATCGATTTGATCTTAAGAATATTTTGACTGGTTGCTAACGGAGCAAGATTATAATCTTCTCCAGTTATCATTCTATTCTGTGTATAGAATAGAGCAGGAGCATTTGCTCGTATGCTGTCTGTACTTTCTGACGATGCAGAAGAAGTGACAGTATACTGTAGGCCAAGATTTACAGTGATTGTATGTCTAACACCTTGCTTGTTGTAATAAGGAATAGCAATGCTGATTCCTTTCATCTCGTTTGGATAGATTGTATACGACAAACCATTACTGACTCTATAATAGAAACGGAAACTTCCTTGTGGTAGATTTCCATACACTCCATCTGAAAACTCTAGATCAACCTGATCATTTTCTTTAGTAACGACTGAGTAGATGTTACGTATATTTTTATCGATACTATTATAGATAATATTGTTGCCTAATAGATCTGAAACCTTAGTCCATTGATTTTGTTGTACTCCTGCCGAACTTAAAGAAAATAACCAAACATCATCATTATTGATGTTCTGTGCTCCAACGCTGATAGTTTCGTTAGTGGTAGGAATGTCAACAGTGAAATCTGCAAACTCGAGACTTCCCTGTTTAAACATTAAAAAGAATCCTGTATTAGGACTTGCTGGACCTTTACCGTCATTCTTATAAATGAATCCTAGTTGGTTAGCAGGAACTGGAGCTTCTTCATAGAATACTGTGCTATTTGAAAAACTTGTAGACACGATTTCAAAACTCATACCTCGACCACTAACTGTTTTAGAATAAGAATAGATAGGAACGTCTGCTGATGTGGTTTTAAAACGATATTGTTCAGTAGGAATACCTTGTATGGTGCTTGTTCCTTGGCTACGACCAAACTGTGTGTTATCAGCCATCGCAGCGTTTAATACAACAATAAACTGTTCTAACCAGTTGGTGTTGGTTGGATCATTCCATTGGATGATCTGATTAGCAAGATTCTTACCATTGCCGTCAAGCAAGGATTCAGTAGTACTGACTGAAGTAAACTTTAAAAGTCCTTGTGCAGGAACGTTTCTTTTAGCATTATAAGAAAGCATACGAGCTAGTCTTAAAACACTGTCTCTTCGTTCTGCTAGATCAATAAAGTTTTCACGACTGGCCAGATCAACCCTAAACGCTAGGCTCTGTCCCAAGAACGCAACAGCGTCAATGAGGGCCATGTATTCAGAACTTTCAATATAGTCATTGAAATCTTCTGGGTAGTTCTGCCTTAGATATGTGATGATAACCCTACGTAAGTTTTCAAAATCGTAGGATTTGAAATCAGCATTTTTAAATGTCTGATAAATCCTTTTCCAATCTTGATTTAAAATCAGGTTATTCTGTCTAGAAGTCGTGGTCATTGTGTTTTCCTATATGATATTTACCTTAGAAAATTAAGTGGTCACTTTATTATCGCGTTCCTTCGGTCAAAGTCAAAGGTCATCCTTTCATTGATATTGAAAGGAATATAAACAAGATCTGCTTCTATCCTTATTCCTTGATCTGTGCTGTCTACTGTTACTGCCGTGACAGAAATCCTAGGATCATAGTTGACGATATCCTCAACATCCTTGGCTATCAATCGTTTAACTTCTTGTGTAAAAGGTTCAAACAACAGATCCCAAATGATAGTTCCGAAATCAGGATTTTCTAATTTTTCTCCCTTACGAATATGGAAATGGTTGATTATATCTTGCTTGACTAAATCTATATCGTAGAGCTTATAGTTTCTAGCAGATTCCTGAGAGTTAAACCCTCTATAGGTAAAAGATCTAGATCCTTCGGATCCTACAGATGCCTTATTTGCTGCTACAACTTGATTGTTATAAAGTTTTTTAGTTGCTAATCCCATTAATCTGTCTCCCTATCCAACTTATCGGAATCTAGTAAAGTCGGAGCAAAATGCTCATGCAATGGCCAAGGTTCGTGTTGAGGAACTCGTTTTAGAATACTCTTGAACTCTCCTGCCTGATATTTTTTAGGATTCCACCCCACTTCAGTACTTACACTTATATTTGATCTTAGTGCTAATGGTGTAACAAACGCTGCTGTTTCTGCAGGGGCAGCTACAACACTGCTATTCATATAGATCTTTTCTGCGCTTTCAATATGATTACTGCCGCTGCCTATATTAGTAGATCCTCCAGCGGTAAATTTATTGTCTATATTTGTGTTAAGATTAAATGTTCCGTGAGTAGATATTTTATTATCTTTGCCTACAAGAAGATTGTAATCGTTACCAACTGTGATCTTAGCATCGTTTGCTACTAAAAAATTTAAATCAGTCGCAACTTCAACCTGCCAGCGGCCGCTTTCTGCTTTCATATTAATATTGCGACCAGCTTCCATGTTTATATCTCTAGCTGCTTTAAGATTAAAATCTGCCTCAGTGTGTATACTGACGCAGTCAGAAGCATAGATATCTATCTTTCCCATGGATGTCATTTCTATCCATGTAGTACCTTGACTGTTGGCAATGTAGATTAAATCTTCGCTGTTATGCATCAACAACTGATGACCTGTTCTAGTTCTAATCCTAAAATATTCATTGTAAGGAATGTCAGGTTGATAATCTTTGGTTGTCTTGGCTGTGGTAATATCTACATATTCAACAGGACCTTCATCGGCTGGTTTTTTTCTATGGTAACGATCATCTCCGTCATCCATGGTAATAGTAGTTCCACCAAGACGACTTACCGGAACTGGATTGGTTGTTTCATCTTGTATTCTACCAATCTTAGCCTTCTTGGCATTTTCTCTCCTATCTAACGGTCCTGGTGTACTGATTCCAAATACCGAACTCGGAGCTTCTCTTCTAGATGTTGAAGTCGTAACTCCTCTAACATCGTCTTCTAAAAGTCCTTGTTGTAAGAAGGCGTCAGCAATAGGGTGTACTGGTTTTTTTATCTTATCCGTATCGATCTGTGTTTCATCGCCTTCATTAGGATTACCGTTGAGACGTTTGTTAACTTCACCAACTGGCAAAGGCATCTTGGTATTATATTTCTTTTTATCTTCTTCTGTGAGTTCTACTTCAGTAGTACCACCTATAGACGGAACCATATTATTAGCAAAGCGTGGCGGTATGCATCCAAACCAATAACCTTGGCTAGGATCTCCATCAACAAAACAAACCATAACTGTTACACCAACATCTGGTGGAACAAACCACATTCCGTAAGATTTCTGTGTATCATTGAAATCTGCTTTGTTATTTCCCATGAACTCAAAGCCAGTATAACCAAAGAATGGACTACAATACCTTACAGTGTATGTTTGATTTTCGTCGGCTACTGTATTACCTTGCTGTCTTAAGAGCGTGACTTCTAGATCACCCATAAAACTAGGGTCAAGATGATCTACCACTCTAGCAAGATAAGGTCCTGCTCCGATGTCTTTTGACTGTTGTAAATCTTCTGTTGGTCTAGATAATGTTGCCATGTTTTTCCTTTATTATGCCACTTGTGTTTCGCCGTTTTCTGAAGGTTGATCCGCTACTTCACCTGCATCGCCAAGGTCTTTAGCTGGTTTGACTGGTTCTTTAGTTTCAATAGCAAACTTACTACCGCCTGGAGCAGGTGTGTTAGGTTTGCCGTAATCTGATGCTTGTCCAGGCATCCTTACGCACTTTAATTTTTGTTTGAAAACACCATCATTAAAAATATTTTCACACATTATTACTCGATAGATTCCACCAAACGGACTGCTCGCAGTTTTGCCATTAGGAAAGTTATATAATCCATTACCATCTATCAGTCCTTCGTTAATATCAATAGGAGATCTAAAACCTATATGTATGTAAACATCATTTCCTTCATAGTGAGCCGTACCGTCTTTAGTAATCTGACTCACTCCGCCACCGCCAACCGGCTGAGCAAAATAATTCCCCATTCCGCTGTCAATCATCCAATAAGGGTCGCCTAGAGTTTCTAGATCTATAGTGACCATGTCTGCGCTGCTGCCTTTAACGAATGCGCTATGGAAAGCTTCTGCAACTTCTTTTTCAGTCGAAGTTCCTGAAGAACCGCCTTTAAACTTACTGATCAAATCTGGATCTCTAAATGGTCTAGCTCTACCCGTATTAGCTGTCAACCCGGCTTTGTCTGCATCACCCGATCCAGTTTCTGTTTTCTTAGGAAGATTTTCAGCTGTTCCTTGCCCGTCTGGCGATGCCTGTTTGCCTGCTTTAGCTTCGGCACTAGGGTTCACACCTGCATAGAACAGATTGTTAATATTAATATCAAACTTGAGAATGTCTACGTTCTTGCCAGTGTAGATATAGTTGTAGGACTTGCATATTTTTGTAGCTAAGTCTCCGTATCCTTCGGGACTAGCTGTTGCTGCACTGAAAACGCTTTCGTGAACTAAAAAAGGAACTACTCTAAAAATTATCTTTCTAGCATAGTCACCTGTTAATGAATCAAACTTGTCTTGTTGAAACATTATTTGTATATCAAGTTTAAACCATTTGATAAAACCGTTAGTGACATTTTCTTTTTTAAGAGCATTCATGCCATAGTCAGAGCTAACAATGACTTGATTGATAATAGATGTCAGCGATTGTGATTGAGAAAACTGGAAGGTCCTGCTCTTAGGATCTATCGCCATTTTATCTCGTTTCACTATACCAGTTTTTTCATCTCTCACATCACCATTGCGCTTTGGTACAAATGTTCCCCCAGAACTCTGAGAAAACCCAAAACTTGATTTTCCTATAGGATTGTTTCCATAGTTTCCTGCACCACCTAGGTTAGGAGCAAGGTTAGTTCCTAAGATAGTTTTTTTCTCAGCAGCATTAGGATTTACTGTGGCTTTCTTTTCTTCTAGGGGCGGATTCCCTGTAAACATCTCATAAGTGTTATCAGGAAACTGTATTTCATACACGTCCGGAAATAAAATCTTCTTTTCTTCTACTAGACGTTTTTCATTTTCATTGATAGTTCTACATAGACTCTTTTCACCGGTCACTAAAAGATCACCAACTGTTCCTGGTTCAAAGCCGCCTTCGGCTGTACCTTTACCTGTAGTTCCAGATATCGATATGTCTGTGTAGGTAATGTTTGTAGCATCAGCAAACCCTTGATGGTTCCATGGGATTCCTTCTACTTTATATGTGCTGCCGCCTTCATTGACGCTAAACTTACAACTAACTAGTTTTAGTGTAAAGAATTTAGGTTTTACAGCGGTATAGATATTTCCAACATCATCATAACCTTGGATGTCTAATCTTAAAACAAATGGAGCATTTTGTAGATAGTTTACATAGCCTGCGTTGACTGCTGCTACCTGCATACTTTGTAACAGTAATCCCATACTGTAAGGTTCATAAATGTCAAAACTAAACTTAATAGCATTGCTGTTCCCTGTCTGCGTATTTGCAGAAATAACAGCATTCATAGAAAAGTTGTTGACAAAAAATTCAGGCGATCCGTATGCGGTTTTTACTCTGTTTGAATCAAATCTTCCTGCAGACGAAAATACAACATATTTTAAATCGTTGGGACTATTTCTGTAAGATGCAGGATTATTAAACTGTGCAGGGGTTAGACAAGCCAGTGTCCAAAGAGGAGCATATGATGCATATTTTTCCAAAGGGTTAGGTATAACATTTGTTAACTGAGCTTCTATATTTGCACTAGTCTTTGTGGTATCTTGTAGTAAACTGCTGGCTCCTCCTACTATAGAATCTATAGCTCTAGCAGGATTTAAAAATGTCGAACGTAGAGCCGAGCCTGCGTTGAGTGCATTTCCAACAACATTCTGTACTATGTTAGTACCGTCGGGCTTACGAATAGCATCTGTAATAGAATCAAACCAGGCCATATTAAACTCCTAGAAACTTTTGTAGATTACTTTTCTTAGGAATATAAATGGTCACTCCTGGTTCAAAGTCATAGATAGGATCTCTAATAACATTCATATTCCTTTGAACAAACACCCACCATAGTTTAGATGTTCCATAAAGATCATAGGCAAGAAGATCTGGCCTATGCTTATATTGATTTTCTATAGTATATTTGAAATCATCTGGTTCTGCAGGAACTGGACGAATAGTTAACAACTCCATGTACAGGTTGTTAATATTTGTACTAGCCCACGGAGATGTTTCAGGATATAGTTCTGACATATTAAATGAATCCTACCGTAGAGTTACCAGCACGACGACCTCTTGAATAATCTTCAAGACTGAACTGACGCAATCTCGATCTGTTGTAGATTGGTGATACTGTTACACTTATAGTGCTTAATACAGGAACCCACGTTCTTGTTCCAAAGCTATCACAAAGTATGTAGTTAACGTCATCTTTTAAATCAACAGTAAATGATTTTATAATAACCGGAACGTTGTCAAACACACTAGCACCGTAGCCTGTTAGATTACAAATGATCGGTGGGTTCCCTGCGTTTTCGCCAGTACCAAAAAACATCTTTGTAGCTGTCTTAAAAAATGTAGTTGCCGCTATCCAATATGCGCCATCTGTTGCTGTTTCGCAGGTAAAGTCGCCTGAAATCTGTATATCTTCTATTGTACTATTCTTATAAGAATAAAACTTATAGTTGCTGTGTACGGGATCGATTTCTGTGTAGTTTGATTTAGTAGTAATGTTTATAGATGGGTTGTAAGGCCAGACAACACCACCTGTATTTTCTAAAAGACCAAACATTGGCGATTTAAACATACTCCATTGTGCGTTTATCCTAACACGCCAATCATCAGGTGCTCCTGGATTCAACTTAATAGCTGTTCCTTGTTTTGCAAAAAGCTCTCCACCAGCAGGAAGATTGATGCCTCTTCCTAGACTAAGTAAGTTATTAAGCATACCTGCTGCAGAACTAATAGTACCCGCCAATCCCATTAAACCACCTGCTAGATTTCCACCTGTGAGCTTTCCTATCGCTCCTGAAATGTCAGCAGTAATATTACTTGTGTTTGCTGCAACAGACTGTAAAGAGTTAACGGCGCCACCTACTTGAGACTGTATCTGTCCACCGATGCCTCCGAGAGCACCAAGACTCCCAGGTATTTGATTACCGAAGTTTCCGAGACCTTGTTTAATATTGCCTGTGAAACTGTTTAGACCGCTGCCAATACCACCACTCTGTTGGTTGACCACTGAGTCTAAGTTGGCCTTTGCCAAGGTATTACTGGCATTGCCCATGGCACTGCTTGCTGCGTTAGAGGCCTCTGAGATCTTAGCACCAAGTTGTTGTACCAATAAGGCCTGCGGGTTTATAGATAATCCTGCCATTTTGAACAAATTTCCTCTTTATACTCTATTTATTCTTAATAAAATATGCTATTATTATAAGTACTAGGAGAATGACATCTAATGACTATTCCAAAAATAAAATATCTAACAAATAAAGATCTCCTCAGAGAGATACACCTTAGTAAAAATACATATTGCAGTTTCGATAAGCCTGAACATCACGAATATGATTTGATACTGCCCAGTCTAGACAAAATCAATATTAGAACTATAGCAGAAGCCAAGAGAAATAAGGCTTCTAAGCTCAGTAAGCGAGCCTATGAAGCTGCCCAAGCAGCAGGTGGCAAAAAACTAAGCCCAAAAGATTTTGAAGTAGATTACAAAAAAGTAGCTAAGGTCGATGTAGTGTTTAGGATCATGACTTTCGAGCATATCCCGTTAGCACCAGGAAGAAAAAAGACTCTTAAAAATACTGCCGACAGCCACGAAAAAATCAACTTTCCTCCATTCCAACATTGGAAGTTTGACGACAACGATAACCTTATCTGCGTAGGTAAAAGCCACTGGAAAGGTGGGCTTGTCAAAGGTGTTTACAGCAAGGACCACGGAAAGATGACTGACAATCTTGCCCGCATGTTCTTGAAGCTCTGTGATCGTTATGCTACTCGCGGCAACGTCCGTGGCTATACCTACAATGATGAAATGAAGGGCCAGGCCATTTTGCAGCTCACACAGATAGGACTACAGTTTGACGAATCTAAATCAGATAATCCGTTTGCTTACTATACTGCTGCTGTCACTAATAGTTTCGTTCGTATCATTAATATTGAGAAGCGGAATCAAAATATCCGAGATGATATCTTAGAAATGAACGGAATGACTCCTAGTTGGACTCGACAAAATAGTGGCAGTTCTACAGCACCAGCAGCACCAGCAGCCCCTGTAAGCAGTGATGATTGGGATTGACTTGATTCAAAAAGAATTGTACACTATTAGTGGAGTAGACAAAATCAATGTTTAAAAAAGTTGCCTGTTTTACAGACATCCATTTTGGATTAAAATCTGGTAGTAGGATCCACAATCAAGACTGCGAAGATTTCGTAGATTGGTTCTGCGAAACTGCCAAACAAGAAGGTGCAGAAACCTGTATCTTCCTTGGTGACTGGCATCATAATCGATCAACGACTGATGTTAGTACCATGAACTATACTGTTAGCAATCTATAAAAACTAAACAACAGTTTTGATCATGTATATCTGATCATGGGCAACCATGATGAATACTACAAGGACAAACGTGAAATACACAGCCTAGAGTTTGCTAGACTGTTTCCTAATATCACGGTAGTGAACCAAACCATAACTGATGGCGATGTAACTATCATGCCATGGCTTGTTGGTGACGAGTGGCAGAAGATTCCTAAGATCAAGAGCCGTTATATGTTTTCGCATCTTGAGCTTCCGCATTTTTATATGAACGCCATGGTGCAGATGCCAGACCACGGTCAGTTGCAGTCTACACACTTTGCTAATCAAGAATATGTGTTTACAGGGCATTTCCATAAACGACAGACCAAAGGCAATATCGTTTACATCGGCAATGCGTTTCCGCACAACTATGCAGATTCGTTTGATGACGATCGAGGTATGATGCTGCTTGAATGGGGTAAGGAGCCTGTTTATAAGACATGGCCTGGTCAACCCATTTATAGGACCTATAAGCTAAGTCAAATCATTGATACTCCCGACAAGCTATTGCGTGAAAAGATGCATTGTCGTGTTACTATTGACTTGCCTATCACTTTTGAAGAAGCTAACTTTATCAAAGAACAGTTCATGCCACAATATAATCTGCGTGAACTGATGCTTATTCCTGAAAAAGTAGAAGTTGAAAGTAATGCTGTAGCGATAGATCTTAAGTTTGAAAGCGTCGATACTATCGTCATGAACCAAATCAATGCTATCGAAAGCGATACCTATGACAAAAAACTGTTACTGGAGATCTATAGAGACCTATGATAAAGATTAAAAATCTAACAGTTAGAAACTTTATGAGCGTGGGCAACCAAACCCAAGCTATCGACTTTGACCGTGGACAGCTGACCTTAGTCTTAGGTGAAAATCTAGATCTAGGAGGTGATGACTCTGGCGCCCGTAACGGAACAGGCAAAACTACAATCATCAACGGACTGAGCTACGCTATCTATGGTCAAGCCCTAACTAACATCAAGCGTGATAATCTTATCAATAAGATTAACAGCAAAGGTATGTTGGTTACAGTTACCTTTGAAAAAGATGGTGTTGAATATCATATCGAACGTGGACGAAAACCTAATCTTCTCAAGTTTAGTGTAAACGGAGAGGAGCAAGATCTTGAAAATGCCACTGACGAAAGTCAAGGCGACTCTCGAGAAACACAAAAAGCTATCGAAGAAATATTTCCAATGACCCATGAGATGTTTAAACATCTTGTGGCGCTGAATACCTATACTGAACCGTTCCTTAGTATGAAGGCTGCTGATCAACGAGCCATCATTGAACAGCTATTAGGTATTACTCTGCTCAGTGAAAAAGCAGAAAATCTCAAAGAACAAGTTAAACTAACCAAAGATGCTATCAACAGTGAAAACACAAGGATTGAAACTGTTAAAGCATCTAACGATCGCATACAACAAAGCATCGAAGCACTAGAAAGAAAACAAAAACTGTGGGAAGAACAAAAGACCAAAGCAGTCACTGACCTACAGAAAAGCATCGATGTACTGTCAACTATTGATATTGAGCAAGAGATCTCAAATCAACGTGCTCTAGAAGAATGGAATAAGAATAAAAAGGAACGTGATAGAGTACAGGCTCTGTTGGCTAAGTCTATAGCCACACTAGAAAAAGAACAAAAGACTCTTAAAAAACTAGAATCTGAGTTGGTCTTGTTAGCTGAACACAAGTGTCATAGCTGTGGTCAGGATCTGCATGACCACAAGCACGAAGAAATGATGACTAATAAGGTCAAACAGATCGATGACGCACAGTCCTTTATAGATAACCATGCCGATGATCTAATGAAACTGCAAGGCGAAATGGATCTACTAGGAGAACAAACTGATTGTCCTAAGGTTGTCTATGAAAATCTAGAAGAAGCACTTAATCATAAGAACACTATCGAAGGCCTTACTAAAGATCTACAGACTAAAACTTCTGAAGTAAACCCCTATCAAGAACAGATCGAAGAACTTAAGAAAACTGCGGTACAAGAGATTGATTGGGATCAACTAAATGAACTAGTACGAGTTAAAGAGCATCAAGAGTTTCTATACAAACTACTCACTAACAAAGATAGTTTTGTACGCAAACGCATCATTGATCAGAATCTAGCGTTCTTAAATCAGCGATTGACCTATTATCTCGATAAGATTGGTCTGCCTCATATCGTCGAGTTTCAAAATGACCTAAGTGTCATCATTACACAGCTAGGTCAAGATCTAGATTTTGATAATCTAAGCCGAGGAGAACGTAATAGGTTGATACTAAGTCTAAGTTGGGCGTTCCGTGATGTGTGGGAGAATCTATATCATAACATCAACTTGCTGTTTATTGACGAGTTAGTAGATAGCGGCATGGACGCCAGCGGTGTTGAATCTAGTATCGCTGTATTAAAACGCATGACTCGTGAACGCGATAAGAATGTGTTCTTGATCAGCCATAGAGATGATCTAACTAATCGTGTAAACCATGTGTTAAAAGTTATTAAAGAAAACGGTTTTACTAGTTATAGCAATGACGTGGAGATCGTAGCGTGAACATCAACAGTAGAATCATAGCTTTGTCAAACATGACCCTTCTTAGGGCAGAAGTTCCTGTCAATCTTTTAAGGATAATGTTAGATGAAATAGATCAAATAGAAAAAGACGAGGGGTCTGCAGAAGAAACTAAGTCTGGACTATCTTCTCCTGGCGTTCCTAAGCACTATAGATTTACCAAGTCTACAGAAGATCTACTAAAGGAGTATATTTTAGAATGTACTCAAATGTATAGAGAAAGTTGTCACTATTTAAAGACCTTTGATTCTCCTAAAGTTGAACCGCAATATTATTGCGAACGTCCATGGATTAACTTTCAAAGAGCTGGAGAGTTTCTTCCTAATCATATGCATGGCGGTGTACTAAGTTATACCATATGGCTAAGGATTCCGGAAGTCATTGACGATACTAAAGATCCATTCTCTGGACAACTAGAGTTTACCTACACAGATATGCTAGGAAGAACTCAAGGTGCTACTATGGGTGTTAACAAATACAGCGTTGGACAGACTATGTTATTTCCTAGTCTACTAAGACACTGTGTATATCCATTTAGCAACTCTGACGAAATACGAATATCTGTATCAGGTAATGTGTTTCTTGGACAAGAACCGTGAGTACAGAATCACACGACAAGATGATTGCTGCTTTTCAAGAATATTTCAAGTGGCAAGAACGATTTGAATACAAGCACAGCGACGAAGCTGGCATTAAGGCACGATTTTGGCTATCAGAAATACGCAATGAGGCATCAAAAAGGCGAGTAGAAATACAAGAAAAACGCAAGGAAAGGCGCAAAGCCAGAAAAGGCATGAGAGGCAAACCACTGTCTATAACTAAATGAGTGCAGTGGACATATCAAAATCAACCCGTAGAAGAAATACCTGAAGGCTACATTG